ATCCACTTTTTCTCGTAAGCTTCTAAGACTTGGTGTTGCTCTAAGAAACTTTTCTTTAACTCTTTCTCCATCTCTTTCATTACCTCCAATGATAGTTCCGATTTTTTTTGAACCTGCTCCATAGATGAAAGCATAGATAAAAGTCTTCGCTGCATCTCTTGTTTCCAAACCAGCAGCAACTTGATTTGCTGTGTGTATATCTCCATTAATGACTTCATGTGTGTATTCCTTATCGTTCATGTAGTGGGCTAACATTCTAATTTCTAAACCTTTAGCATCAACCCCTACTAATTTATATCCTTTTTCAACAATCCATAACTGCCTACATTCTTTTCCATAAGGTGAGTACACAGCAGGAATCTGAGCCATGTTGGGTGCTTGATGACTCATCCTTCCAGTAATTGTTCCATTGGTAATTACTTTACCATGTACTCTCCCATCTTCCTTAATAGCTTCAACCCAGGAGGAAACTTGGGCAATTCTTTTTTGAAGCATAAGAAATTCATTTATTAATTTAGCTTCTGGTATATTTTTTATTTCAGATAAAACTTTTTCATCTACAATTACATGACCTTTATCTGTTTTCTTTTTAGGTTTCCAACCTAGTTTCATAAGTCGTTCACCTATCTGTTGTCTTGAACCTAAATTAAATTCTTTATATTTTACTTTTGTAAAAGGTACACCCTTAACATAACCTCTAGCTTTATTATTAGCTTTAGGTATAAATGTTTCTTCTATTCTTAATGGAGGAAATGTTTCTCTAACTTTATTTTGTAAGTTAGTCATCTCCTCTTTAAACTTACTTTGAAGCATATAAGCATTAACAACATCAATCTTAAATCCTTTTTCATGTTGTCTCTGTATTATCTTTGCAACTTCATGCTCTAGTTCAACTGAATATCCAAAATCTTTTACTTTACTAATTAAAAATTTATATAGCTTTTGTGTTAAAGTTACATCATTCCTACAATAAACTAACATCTCATCACTAAAATAATCAAACTCTTCAAAGTCAATCTTCTTGTGATTTAATTTTAAACCCCAGTTCTTTAGTGAATGACCACCATCTATCATAGGATTTAATAACCTAGATAAAATTAATGTATCAGTTATCTTACAATTCTTAAATAAATCATAACCAAAAATTTTATTTATGACTGGTATGTCAAAGCCAATTATATTATGACCTATAACTTCTTTTGTATTCTTAATAAATTCTTCAAACCTATTTAAATTATTTTCTTTAAATTGATAGAAGTCATTATTATGTTTACAAACAATACACCAAATTTTATCTGCAGTTAATGTAGTTTCAATGTCAAATATAACTTTATCAAAAGTCATTTGACTGGACCTCATCTAATCTACCAGTATCAATATTATATTTTAAATTACAACATGGTCCAGTAATACCAGCAAATCTATTCTTTAATACTCTTATCTTTGTGGTATTTCTAACTTCTGGGTCATCATTCTGAGCATCTCTCTCAAGTCCGATAACCATATCACTTAACTGACCTATAGCAGCCGACCCTCTTAATTGAGATAAACTTGTTGCTGCACCTTCTTCATGTCCTTTACCATCTGGTCTTCTTAAATGTGATACAACCATCATAGCAACTCCAGTCTCTTGAACAAGAGTTCTAAGTCTAGTCATAATCTCATCTAATGCTCTTCTCTCATCACCATGACTTTGGTCTGATACAATAATACTTACATGGTCTATGATAATATATTTACAATCTAAACCTTTAGCTAAAAATCTAACTCTTGATACTATATTATCAATTGAATTAGAACCGAAATGGTCAAACATAAATACTCTACCAGTACCAACTGTTTTATCAAAGTAAGTTTTTAATTCTTCTTTACTTAAATGTACATCTGGTAAATGTAATCTTTGATTTGCTTCAAGACTCATTAAACCTTTAGAAGTTATGACTGGTGTTTCTTCTAACATTAATAAGCCAACATTATCTTTTGTTTTCTTAATCATATGATAGACAATCTCTCTCATTACTTGAGTCTTTCCTAGTCCACTACCTGCTGTAAATGTAACTAATTCTGCAGGTCTTATACCATATGTTATTTTATTTAATCCCTCAAAAGGATATTGAACAAAGGACCTAATCGTTGGTTTTGATATCTGGTCAAATAAAGTATTGGCATTTATTATACCATCTGGAGCAAAAACTTTAGCTTCCCAAAAAGATTTAACATATGCTTGTATTTTATTTTTAGTTAAACAATCAGAAGCATCTTTAAATTCTTCTGGTAAATTTAATATCTTACATTTTCCTGGACTAAATAATTCTGCAACTTTTAATGCTCCCTCTTTACCTTGTTGGTCATTATCAAAATTTATTATTACATTATCAAAATTATTTTCTAACCATTCTAAACTATTCTTAACATCCTTAACTGCTGAAGTAATTCCATTCTTAATACTTACTACTGGAGTCTCATACTTATCTGTCTTAAACATTTGATAAGCTGATAAACAATCTAACTCACCTTCAGTAATAATTATATATTTGTTTTTAGTAAATAAATGTTCACCAAACAAACCAGAATTTTTTGTATTACCTTGTATACTAAACTCTTTTAATTTAGTAAACCTTGTTTTAGTTCCTATCTTTGCACCTTGTTTATCGTGATAAGGATAATAATGATTTGTTATATTACCCATACTATCAATCTTAACACTAACTCCATACTTCTTACAAGTATCTACTTTGATATTTCTATCAACTATCTCTGCAAAGTCTGATTGAGTTTGAAAACTTTTAGTTTCGTTTTCTCTATTTGTGATTGTTGGTTCTTGTTCTGAATCATATTCCCTCATGTATTCTTGACATGAAAAGCAGTAAGCTGACCCATCTGCATTTAAAGATACTGCATCACTACTGCTACAAAGTGGGCATGGTAAATGATATTTTACGAATCCATTTTTACTTTGTCCATTCATTTGCACCCTCATTAATAATTCCTTTCATTTAAAAAAAAAGAAGAGCCGACTCAACTACAAGCCGACTCTTCCTAGGAGTAGAAAAATGACAGCCATAACTTGTATGACTGACGAGACTATACTAAAATTCTTTGATGTTGTCAACACTTCCATTAGAAGTATTTCCTGATTCAACATTAAAGTCTTCTTTAGGAGTATATTCCACTAAGTCCATGACCTGTACAGCTTGTAAGTCTAAACCTATTCCTTTTCTTCCTTTGAAGTTCCATTCATAGGGTTTATACATTACTTTAACTTTACTGCCATTACCGACTATTTTATCAAATGGTTTCTTATCAGCATCCACTAATTGTGGTTGCGAATTTTTTTCACCATTAGCTTTCTTAACTTTTCTTTTAAACTTTATTATGTTAGGAATTACCTTTTCATCAATAGTAGTTTCACCTATTGATATTCCTTGACCTTTTAGGTCCTCTGCAGACTTAGCATCAACTGCTAAATCTATTCTCCACATAGGTTCAAACTTTTCGTTTGGTCGTGTCAGAGAAGCCCAGTAAGCTGTGCCTTCAATTATTGCCATATGTTTTTTCCTTTGTTGTTAAAATTAATTTTATCATTTTTCATATTGAGTTTATAACAAAAATATACCCCTCTTGTCAACACTTTACTCATCTTTTTCTTCGTCATTTTTGCTAGTATTTTCAATGATTTCTGTTAGTTTCTCATCTATTACTCTTTTGATAACTTGTTTTTTATTGAGTTTCTTCTCAAGTTCTGCAATTTTTTTACCTGCAGAATGTATATCTGAGTTAGCTTGTTCTAGCTGAATCAGAATCTTTTTAATCTTTGCATCTTTCTCTTCGATTAATTTATTTAAATTCTTTTTCTCTTCTGTAAGTTCTAATATTGTATGTTTATATTCTGTTATTAGTTCTCTATCACTCATCTAAATTTTTTTAGTCCTTTCTCTACTATCATTTTATTTCTTCTTAAAATTTTATCTCCTGATTTACTTAGTCTTAACCAATTTACTGCTAAAGTTGGACCATATTTTTTATCAAAATAATTTGCAGTCCATTTATATATGTCTTTTAATTTACCATTATGTTTATTAATAGTATCTATATGCCATACATTTGGTCCACTATCCCAATCAAATTTATCTAATACTCCAGATTTAATAAATCTTTTTTCTACATCATCACTAAGATAAGCCCAATTAGTAAATGCATAAGCAACACCTGTATTCTCATATCTAAAAATATTATACTGACCTAATGATATACAAGGTATTAAATAATTAGATAATTCTTTTTCAGTTAAATGACTCCATATAGGTTCATCATAATATAACTGCATAGCATCTCTTAAATCAGCCGACTTCTCCATAACTACTTAAATGTTCCTACTATCATGTGAAATAATATATAACAAGCATATAATAAAAATATATAACCAATTATTTTTTCAAATATAT